TCGCGGTTGTGGCCGTCACGACCAGCGCGATTTTCCGCTTCCGGAAGACCGCGGAAAACGCGTACACGGTCTACAAGGCTGCGTGATCAATCAGGGGGCTTCGGCCCCCGTTTTTGAAAGGAACGATCATGGCAAATACCAAGCCAATTGGCGTGGCTTACGAAGACCAGAACATCATCGGCGCGAGTCGCATCCTCACCGACAATGAATTGGGCTACACGGCAGCAGCGCAAGGCACGGTCACGCAAGCGACTGACAAATCCACGGCGGTGACGCTGAACAAGTCGGCTGGACAAATTACGATGAACAACGCATCGTTGAGCACCGCGACCAACGCCACGTTTACGTTGAACAACTCGTTGATCAGCGCCAACGACACCGTGATCCTGACCATCGCGGGCGGTCAGGCCACGCCCGGCTCGTACAACGTGTTTGCCAACTCGCTTTCTGCGGGTTCGGTGAGCATCACGTTGCGCAACATCTCGGGCGGCTCGTTGTCCGAGGCAGTTGTCATCAACTTCTCGTTGATCCACTGCGTGTAACGGAAAGGGGCTTCGGCCCCTTGTCTCAATGGCTGTCATCTATCTTCGCCACCCCATCCACGGGGCCAAAGTTGCCACGATGGAGATGGAGGCAATCTACGACGAGCGGAACGGGTGGGAGCGGTATACTCCCGGCGTTGAAAACGAGCAAGACGCCGCGCCGCCAGTGAACGCACTGGGCCGCCGCCGCCGTAAGGAGCCAGAGAATGTCCTCAGCGGGTGATCAGATCCAGCGCGCCTTGCGTCTGCTGGGCGTATTGGCAGAAGGCGAAACCACATCCGCCGCCGTCATGCAAGACTCGCTGACGGCGATGAACCAGATGATCGACTCGTGGAACACCGAGCGGCTGTCTGTGTTCAGCACGCAAGACCAAGTGTTCAATTGGCCCGCCAGCACGATCAGCCGCACGCTGGGGCCTACGGGCGACTTTGTGGGCAACCGGCCTGTCCTGCTGGACGACTCGACGTACTTCCGCGACCCCGGCACGAACGTCAGCTTCGGCATCAAGATGATCAATCAGCAGCAGTACAACGGTATTGCTGTCAAGACGGTCACGTCAACGTATCCGCAGGTGCTGTGGATCAACATGACGTACCCCGACATTGAGATGTACATCTATCCAGTGCCCACGCGGCTGCTGGAGTGGCACTTCATCTCGGTTGAGGAGTTGACGCAGCCGGCAACGCTGGCCACCGAGTTGACGTTCCCGCCAGGCTATCTGCGGGCGTTCACATACAACCTGGCGATGGAGATTGCGCCCGAGTTCGGCGTGGAGCCGTCACCGCAAGTTCAGCGCATCGCCATGACGTCCAAGCGCAACATCAAGCGCATCAACAACCCTGACGACATCATGAGCCTGCCGTACTCGCTGGTGGCAACGCGGCAACGGTTCAACGTCTACGCCGGGAACTACTGATCGTGAAGACGCCCATCCTCGGATCGGCGTATGTTGCCCGCAGCGTCAATGCTGCGGACAACCGCATGATCAATCTGTTTCCGGAGATCGTACCGGAGGCAGGCAAGGAGCCGGCGTTCTTGCAGCGCGCGCCGGGGCTGCGGCTGCTGGCGTCTGTCGGCAGCGGGCCTGTCCGAGGTCTGTGGGCCTTCGGCGGTTACGGCTATGTGGCCAGCGGCAACACGCTGTACCGCGTCGATTCCAGTTGGCAGGTCACCACAATCGGCACGCTGACGGGCACCGGTCCGGTCAGCATGGCCGACAACGGCACGCAGTTGTTCATCGCCTGCAACGGCCCCAGCTACATCTACTCCGGCTCAGGTCAGTTTGCGCAGATCACAGACCCGGACTTCCCCGGCGCGGTGACGGTCGGCTACCTTGACGGGTACTTCGTCTTCAACGAGCCTACCAGCCAGCGCGTATGGGTCACAAGCCTGCTGGATGGCACCTCGGTAGATCCGCTGGACTTTGCGAGCGCAGAGGGCTCGCCAGACGGCTTGGTGAGCTTGATCATCGACCACCGTGAAGCCTGGCTCTTCGGCACCAACTCGGTTGAAGTCTGGTACGACAGCGGCGCCGCTGATTTTCCTCTGACGCGGATTCAGGGGGCGTTCAACGAGATCGGTTGCGCTGCGCCGTTCTCCGTGGCCAGACTGGACAACGGGCTGTTCTGGCTGGGCTCGGACGCACGGGGGCGCGGCATCGTCTACCGTGCGAATGGCTACACGGGCCAGCGCATCAGCACGCACGCGGTGGAGTGGCAGATTCAGCAGTACGGCAACCTGGCCGACGCGGTGGGGTACACCTACCAGCAAGACGGCCACGCCTTCTATGTGCTGAACTTCCCCACGGCCAACACCACTTGGGTCTATGACGTGTCCACCAGCGCCTGGCATGAGCGTGCCGGCTGGGACACGTCAAACGGCGTGTTCACACGCCACCGCGGCAACTGCCAGATGTCGTTTGCCAACGAGATCGTGGTGGGCGACTACGAGAACGGCAACATCTACGCGCTGGACTTGGACGTCTACGCCGACAACACCGCGCCGCAAAGGTGGCTGCGGTCTTGGCGGGCGCTGCCCACGGGCAAGAACGATCTGAAACGCACAGCGCACCACACGCTGCAGCTTGACTGCGAAACCGGCGTGGGCCTGAACGGGCGCGACTTTTTTGACGCTGCGGATGCGCTTCTCACGCAAGATGGTTTGGAACTGCTTACCGAAAGCGGAGAAACCCTGCTCGCGTACCAAGGCGACACGGCATACGTCGTAGGGGCCAACCCTCAAGTCATGCTGCGCTGGTCAGACGACGGTGGCCACACATGGTCGAACGAGCACTGGACGTCTATAGGGCGCATCGGCGAGTACGGTCGTCGAGCGTTTTGGCGCCGACTGGGCATGACGCTGAAGCTGCGCGACCGCGTGTACGAGATCAGCGGTACAGATCCGGTCAAGATCGCCATCATGGGCGCTGAGTTGAACATCAGCGGCACCAACGCATGACCAGCCCGCCGAACATCACCAACATCACGCCGCCGCGTGTGCCGTTCACTGATGAGCGCACGGGCTTGATCTCGCGTGAGTGGTATCGGTTTTTGCTGAACCTGTTTACGCTGACGGGCAGCGGCCAAAGCGCCGCCACGCTGGAAGATTTGCAGTTGTCTCCGCTGCCAATCGACTACACCGCAGAAATAGCCGCAGTCGCAAACATCGCTGAGATCGGCACACTGCCGCCTGCTGACTATTTCGCCAGCATTGCCAGTCTGCGCGCGGACTTGGAGATTGGCAACCAGCCGCCCATCGCGCCGCCGCCGCAGAACTACGGGCTCGCACCCAGCGCTATCACCGTTACCGGATCGGCGTTCACGTACATCAACCAGACCGGCGTCACCGCAGACGTTATTGTCAGCGGGGGCACTGTGTCTCAAATAGAATTCTCACGGGACGGTGCGACATTTTTTGGTGTCGGCGTCACCAGCGGAATGCTCATGCTTTCCCCGTATGATCGGTTGCGCGTGACGTATTCGGCGGCGCCAACCATGACCCTTGTACCGAGGTAAAAATGGCCATTCTTTCGCCCGCACCGAAACTACAGTTCTTTGACGCCAACGGCGTGCCTCTGTCTGGCGGGAAGCTGTACTCCTATGCAGCCGGCACGACCACGCCGCTGGCCACCTACACATCGGCCAGCGGCCTGGTGGCCAACACCAACCCCATCATTCTCGACAGCCGCGGCGAGGCGTCGGTGTGGCTGGGCGACACTTCGTACAAGCTCAAGCTGACCTCGGCCACCGACGTTGAGATCTGGACGGTGGACAACATCGACGCCACCTCGGCGCTGACCACACTGGCCGCGTCCAATGGCTCCAGCCTTGTCGGGTACGTTCAGACCGGCACGGGCGCGGTGGCCACCACGGTCCAGGCGCGCCTGCGCCAGTCGTTGTCGGTCAAGGACTTCGGCGCTACGGGCGACGGCACTACAGACGACACCACGGCGATCCAGAACGCGCTGAACGCCGGCACCGGGCGCAGCGTCTATTTCCCCGCTGGCACCTACCGCATCTCCACGACGCTGCTCGTCAAGACCAAGACGACGCTGATCGGTGAGGGGATGAACAAGTCGATCATCAAGCTGACCTCCGGGTTCGGAGCAGGCGTGACCGCGATCCGCAACGAGATCATCTCGGGCACTGTTGACGTCTACTACGACACCGACTTGGAGTTCTACGGGCTGACGTTTGACGGCAACAACAACTCCACTCGCACGGGCGAGCTTGTGGCTATTGCCAAGGTGCGAAACGTCACGTTCTCCAACTGCAGTTTCCAGAACCACACATACATTGCGCTGGCTTTGACTGCCAACAGCAACATGGTGGTGACTGAGTGCTACTTCACCAACAATGGCCGGCCCATCCCGTCCACGGTCAGCGCCCCGGCGCTCTGGACTGCCTCCACGGTGCTGGGTACGCCCTACGACGTGCGCGTAGAGAACAACTACTTCCGCGATAACAACTGGTCTGCCGCGTACTTCATGCCGACCAGAGGCTCGTTCACCAACAACAACTGCGTTGACAACGGAGAGTCGGCGATCTTCTGCAACAACACCGGCTCGTACCTTCGCATTGAGAACAACAACATCACCGGCACAACCCGGTCCAACATCTCTGGGTCGGGCATTGAGTGCGGCGCTTCAAATACGGTCATTACCGGCAACACAATTGACAGTTGTGCTGCGGAAGGTATTGCGCTTACCGACACCCAAAACGTTGTAGTCTCTAACAACCTCATTTTCAACAACGGTCAAGACACAGCGTACTACCCGTTCCCGAATGGCATCACTATCGTCAGCTCAGTTGCCGCGCCTAACCAGCCCGACCACATCCAGATCCACGGCAACCGGATTGGTGACCGTCAAGGGACGAAGACGCAGTACGCAGCCATTGGGTTTGGCGGCGCGGGCGCCGCGTGTACAAACGTCGCCATCTACAACAACGACTTTGCAGAGCAGAAGACCGCCACCTACTACAACCTGACAGCATCCACCTTTGGCACGGGTTGCTACACGTTGAACAACTACGACCGCGTTGGCGCGCTGCTGCCGCCGTTCCGATACGTTACGTTTCAACTCAACGCTGGCGCCGGCAATCAGTCAATCACTGGCGTAGGATTTCGACCCCGCGCGCTGCAAATCAATTCGGTGCTTACGTCCACTACGCAGGCGTTTACGTCTGTTGGTATGCACGGCACTACGGGCACTGTGATCTATTCAAGCGTAGACGCGTCAGGCCGGCGAGGCGGTCAAGACCTTGGCATCATCAACATAAAGGATGGCAGCGGCGCTACCGTAGCGTATGCCACACTGGTGTCTTACGATATTGACGGCTTCACGATTAACGTCGTCACGGGCAACTTGTCCGTTGTCTCTACCGTAGCGTGTTTCCCATAAGGAGGCGACATGACAGTCAACGTCAAGGTTCTCATCCCGGCCAAGACCGCCGAGAACACGCAAACCACGCAGTACACCGCCACGGGCGTGACCACGATCATCGACAAGTTCACCGCGACGAATTACAGCGCCTCGGCTGCGACGATCAGCGTGAACTTGGTGACCGGCGCGGACACGGCGGGCAACCAGAACTTGATCGTCAAGACCAAGACGCTGGCCCCGGCGGAGACGTACACGTTCCCCGAGATCGTTGGCCAAGTGCTTGCGCCCAGCGGGTTCATCTCTACAATCGCCGGCACGGCAAGCGCCATCAACATCCGCGCAAGCGGGCGCGAGGTGACCTAAATGGTTTGGAATGTACTGATCCCCGCCGCTGCCGCTCTGATCGGCGGCAGCATGCAAGCGCGCGCCGCAAAGTCTGCGGCGCAGACGTCTGCGGAAGCCACTGACCGCGCCACAGAACTTCAGCGCCAACAGTACGAGCAGAACATCGCTCGGCAGCAGCCGTTTCTGCAAGGCGGGACCGAGGACTACAACCGCCTGCGCGCGCTGATGAGCGGCGGGCCTGGTGCAGCGCAGAACTTCCTGCAGATGGACCCCGGCTACCAGTTCCGTCTGAGCGAAGGCATGAAGGCGCTGGACCGCCAAGCCGCGGCGCGCGGCGGGCTGATCTCGGGCGGCGCGCTGAAGGCCGCGCAGCGGTACGGCCAAGACCTCGGCTCGCAGGAGTTCGGCGCGGCGTACAACCGTCTGGCCGGGCTGGCTGACGTCGGCCCCCGCGCCGCAGGCGTGATGAGTGGTCTGGGCCAGACTTACGCCACCAACGTCGGCAACATGATGTTGGGCCAAGGCCAGACCGCAGCCAACGCCGCACTGGCCCGAGGCAGCGCCTACTCGGGCGGACTGAATCAGTTGGGCTATCTGGCCGGTCGGTACTATGGTCAACCGCAGTTCCAAGCACCTGCGCCGGTTGAGGACCGTAGCTTCTATGGCACGCCTTACGATGCGGGCGTAGACGCGATGTACGGCCCGCGTTAAGGAGCCAACATGGCAGTCAACTTCGGACTTCTCCAACCGGCGCAGCCGGTATCGGCGTTCTTCCAAGGCCAGCAGGACGTTCGTCAGCAGGCCGAGCAGAACATGCTGCGTCAGCAGCAGGCCGAGCAAATGCAGTTCCAGCGCGAGAACATGCTGGCGCAGCGTCAACGGCAGCAGGTTGAGTTTGAGCAAGCGCAACAAGACCGTCGCCGCCAACTGGAGCAAGAAAATCAGTTTGGAAAAATGGCGGATTTGATACGCCAGAACGGTCTTGACCCAGACGACCCCAAAGTGCTCAGTCAATTTGCTGAAGCGGCGATGGTGTCCCGTCAACCGCAACTTGCCAGCTTTGTCACGTCAATGGCAGAGCGCGCAGCCAAGCGCCGCGCTGCTGCTACTGAAGCCAGACAGATCGGAGACATCCTCGGCCCGCCAAGGTTGCCGCCTGGCCCGCCGTTGCAGCCCGGCGCGCAGCAAAACGCTTTGGCTGGCCCGGCGCCGATGACCAACGCGCTAGCCGCGCCGCAGCCTGATCTTCTCGCCGGCACGCCGTACTCGATCGGGCCTGTGGCGCCGCCCGCGCGGCCGCAAGCCCCCGCCGCCGCAGCGCCGTCAGACAACGCCGCAAAGATTGCTCAACTGGAAAACCAGCGCGATGCGCTGGAAGCGTTGGGTACGCCTGCCGCGCTGACGCAAGCCAAGCGGCTTGACAGGCAGCTTGAGAAGTTGGCGCCACCTAAGCCCGAGACGTTTGCGCCGCCAGAGCTTGTTCGTTTGCAGGATCGGCTTGCCGAACTGCCAGAAGGCGACCCGCGTCGCCCCGCCATCGAACAACGAATAAGCGTGCTGACGACAAAACCAGAAGGTACTAAAGTTACGGTTCCCGTAAACGCCTATGTGCCGGCCAGCCAAGAAGCTCAAAAAGAGTTCATGTCTGAAACTCGCAAGCAGTTCAATGCGCTCGGCAACGCCCCGGATACGCTCAAGAACATTGATGCGGCCAAAAAGCTCATCCCGACCGCAAGCGGGTTCATGGGCAAGGGCGGCGAGCCGCTGCTTGCGGCGGCAAGTTTTCTCAACAACCGACTCGGGTTCAACATTGCCACTCAAGGCGTAACGGACGCAACTGTGTTGCGCACGCGGTTGTTTGAGGGCATCCTTGACAACCTGAAGAAACTTGACTCGCAACCATCTCAAGAGCAACAGCGCGTGCTGGCTGAAGCACTTGGCAACCTCGGTACAGACCCTCAAGCGTTGGTTCAGATTCTGGACCGAATCGGCGAGACTGTGCAAGATCGCGTCGCGCGGTATAACGAGACGGTTACCGAAGCCGAGACGCGCGGCGTCAAGTTCCCGTACAAACCGCAGATCAAGTTGCCTGAACGAGCCCGCCCGGCGCCCGCTATCCCTAGTGCTCCGCCCGGAGCGGCGCCCGCTGCTGCGCGGACTATAGTCAGGACCGGCACGCTCAACGGTAAGCGCGTCGTTCAATACAGCGACGGAAGTACTGAATATGCAGCAGATTGACGCCAGCAAAGTTCAGTGGGATGCAGCGCCGTCGTCGGCGATAGACCCTAATTTGGTCAAATGGGACGCCGCGCCATCTGAAATTCCGGCCCCGCGTCGCGCGGCATCTCCGATGACTGCTCTTGGCCGCACGGCTGCGTCGCTGGCAGACGTCACGATTGGCGGACTCATTCCGGGCGCGGTTCAGTACGGCGCGTATCCGATCCTCCGCGCTGCAGGGCGCACGCCCGAGCAAGCCACTGCCGCCACGCGGCGCATGGTCGAACAGGTAGACCCGCCGTTCGGTAAAGCCTTTGGTGTGTCGGGAACGCCTGAGTACGAACAGGAAGCGTCTCGCCAACTGATGAATTTCATCGGCGAGAACTTTCAAAAAGGCGCTAAGTGGATTGCTGAAAAGACCGGCATGCCACAAGGGGATGTGGAAAGCGTACTGGCTACGTCCACGTTCACTGCGCCGAAAGTCGGCGCCGCAGTATCAAAGGTTGCCGCGCCAGCAGTTCAACAGGCCCGCATGGGCGCGGAGTTGATTGCGGAGCCGATGCTGCAGAAGCGCCGCGCGCGTTTGTCGGAAGAGTCCTACGCGAAGGGGCCGCAACTTGACGCGGCCAAGGAGGCGCAACGGCTGGGAATTGCGCTCAACCCGTCCGACATTCAACCGTCTGCTACGTCGCGGCTGTTGACCGCTGCTGCGGGCGAACGCGGACGACAAGCGATCACAGACGTCAACAAGGTTCGTGTGCGAGAGGTTGCGCTGAAAGAACTTGGGTTGCCGACCACTACGCCGCTGAACAGCGGCAAGGCGTTTGACCAAGCTAGGGCACAAGTGGCGAAGCCTTACGAGGATGTCGGCAAGTTGCCGACAATGACAGCCGACGATCAGTTGGTGGCGCGGCTTGAGTCCCTGCGTGCTGACCCTAACATCATCGGCGCCAAAGAGTACGCGCCGAACATCGACCGCATCGTTGACAACGCTATCGCGCAGACCCGCGCTGGGTTGACTGGTGAGCAGTTGTTGAAGAACGTGCGTGTGCTACGTGAACGCGCGCGGAAGACGTACAACAATCGAAGCGCCACGATTGAAGCCGTAGACATCGCAGACACAAACCTTGCGGTGGCTAACGCGCTTGAGTCAATGATTGAGTCCAACATCTTCAATCCTCGGCTGCTGTCAGAATTTCGTGACGCGCGGCAGAAGATGGCCCGCGCTTACGCCTACGAGGGTGCTACCGACTTCAACACGGGCGTGGTTGATGTAGGCAAGTTGTCGCGTATCACCGCCAAAGACCCCGCGTTGACGGGCGACATCGCGGCGCTTGGCCGTGTTGCCGGTAACTTCCCCGACGCATTCACCACCAGCGTAGCGTCTCCAATGAAGACGTTGACGGCGATTGGACGTACTGGCGTTGCAGGCACGCTGGGCGGTGTGGCCGGCTATTTGGCAGGTCAGGACTATTTGAGTGCTGCGCTGGGCTCAATCGCTGGCGCAGGCGCGGGCAAAGTCGCTGAATCAATCGCCGCAAATCGTCTTGTGTCGCCTGGGTATCAGGCTGGCTTGAAGGTTCCTGATTACCGCATTCCCGTCAATCAGTTGGCCGTGGCCACTGCGCCGATTCCGCAGAACCGGGCAGTCGTGCCCTACGAAACGCCGATTGAAGTGTTGCCGCCAGGCGCGGGTCCGTATCGACCTAACTTCACAATGCCTGCGGGGCAGCCGACTCCTCGCGCCACGTTCGTCGGCCCGCAAGGTGGCCCGCAGCAGTTGGCCGCGCCCAGTGCGGAAAGCACAATGGCCGCGTTGCGGGCAGAAGACGCGCGCCGCGCGGGTGTGTCGCGAGCCATTGGAAAAGAAGCCGAAGCGCGGCAAGCTGCGGCAGAAGCATCTGCGCGGCGCCCTGCTGGCGGCGAGGTCATTCTTGACCTTGACCCGGTGACAGGGCGATTGCGCGAAGCCAGTCAAGGGTTGAAGGGCGCCACGCCTGAAACCTTTCGCAACTTTGGCGCTGATCTGGCGTCAGCCGCCGACAAGGTTACGGCAGGCCGACGTTTTGACCTCACCGCGTCAGAGAAGGTGGCGTGGGAACGCACCAAGGTTGATCTTGCTGAAGTCGCCCCCGGCATGAAGGCGCTATCGGACAAGGCCGTCGCGGAAAAGATGATGGACCGCGCGTGGGTCAACGATGCCATCAAAAAGGCGCGCGACAAGGCTGAGGCGTTTGCGCAAATCGAAGTCAAGGCCAAGGACGCGGCGTCAAGGCGCAAAGCGGCTGCGGATCGTGAGCGCATGATTGATCTGCTAGAGTCGCTTGAAGATAAATTCCGCGCCCCCCGCCCCGTAGAATTGGGCGGTCAAGGCCCGAAAACTCGCGCTGCTCGACGTAACGCCCTCGCCCCCGAGTCCCAAAACCAAAACGCCTTAGCACCATGAGCGACATCGACCCCGTGAAATTCGGTCTGCTGATCGGCCAGGTCAAGACGCTGGAAGACCAAGTGGCAGCGATGCAGAGTGACATCAAGGAGTTGCTGGCCTTGGC